AGAATTACTCTTCTTCGTCTATTTTTAGGGGAACAATAACTTTTGGTTTAGGTTTAGAGACAGGCTTGGATGCCATAGGAAATCTTCGGCAGTATTTTAGAATCTTTCTTTTATCACCAATAGCAACAATATTATCCATCTGTTCAGCAGGTATTTCCCTACCTAATGATTCGATAAAATCTTTCAAGTTTAACACCTCAGAATACGTCTGTTCCTAATGCGCCACCCTTTGCTTCAACAGTCATGCAACCCAAAGCATCATCATATAATGCTACGAAACCAACACTCATTGTATTTGTGTCTCTACCACTTACGTTAGCGGTAGGGGCTTCCCAACGAATGTTATAGAAGTTAAATCTTAAAAAGTTATCACTACCACTCGCTTCTTCTTGGAACTCTAAAATCATAACAGGGTCAGTACCATCGTTGTAAGCAAGACCATCTTCTGCAATTAAAGATGTATAATCCGGCTCATCTAAGGATTGGTCGCCATAAAGAACTGTATTAAACTCTACTGTACCAGTAACTTCTCTTCTTTGCATTTTAGGTTGGCTACTGTATGTACTGTCTCCTATTGCGTATGCGTTATCTGTATCGGGGTTTAGGCTTATTTGGAAATCAACTGATTTAACACTTGCTGATGCTGCCGGCGCTGTTGATGCCCCATCGTCGAACTTAACTACACCATTAGAGAAATAAAGTGCGTCTAATGCTGCTCCACCAAAAGTAACTGCTGTATCTGAAATATTATCTTGTGATGCCTTTTCTCTTTGGCCTACGAAATCTGCTGTAAGCATAACGTACTCACCTACACTTGCTGTAATGGATAATGTGTTTGCTACCATACCTGTGTAAGTGTGTATTTTTTGTTCTCTACCTACTTCAAAAGTGTAAGAATTGTATGTATCTGCGGCTACTGTCGGCTCTTTGAATAAGTGGATTGCGTTACCTCCACCATCGTAGGTTGTTTTTGGGAAGAATGCTGCTAATGTATTACCCAAAAATGTATCTAATTGGACAGCCATATTGTAGCCTCCTTCTGAGTATTCTGTACCAGTAACAGATTTACCAACAACAGGTCTACTCATGTCTTGTCTTGTCAACAAATCCATTCTTGTAGCAAACGATTCGTCATCTACTTCACCAAAAACGTCTGCTGTCGCCTCATTACCGTAACTGCTTTCTTTCTTTAATCCAACATATCTATTTAGAAACTCTACCATATAAATGCCTCTAGTATAGTGTGTCGAGGCGTTGACTGCCTTATCAATATTATTATCGGTGTCTCATATCTATTCTTCGCATATAAGTAAGAGTAAGCACATGAACACATATAGTTTCGTCATCATCCATCTTTGAATCTAGTTTAGCATCGTATGAAATAATACTGTCTGTTGTGGCTTGTACCCCAGTATTTGTGTATAATTCATCGAATACTTCTCCCATAATATTAAGTCCTGCTCGGTAAGCATCTTCATAATTAGTACCCCTAACAGTAATAAATACCCTAACATCGTACTCTTGTGTTATTTTTGCACCACCTAATGACTCAAAATTAGGTGAGTTTAACTCAGATATTAAAACGTGTATGCTTGGTACAGGTATTCTGTTAAGCATTTGCGAAGATATGTCGTAACCATATACTATTGATGAGTCCGGTACTTGTGTTTTTAGATACATCCTAGTACTATCTTTTAATTGTTGTACTATACCAAGACCCATTCTAGCCAAAGTATCTTGTGCGAAGTCAGATATTAGTAGTTCTTCGGGTGTAAATGCACCAAACTTAGAGTAATATACAGCCGACCATTTTACGCTGCCGCTAGTATTACCCCAACTAACCGATGCGCTGCTTCCAGCCGCCCCTGTAACGCTATAATAGGCAACTGCACCAGTAAAGTCGTTGACTATTTCGTGTGTGTAAAGTTTTGCTGCCCCACCTGCCTCTAAAGTTAGTCTTAAGATTAAAGTAACTGGATTCTCTTCTTCCTTTTTGATGTCTAAATCACTAACAGTAACAGTACTAGCACCTACTAAACTTAATGATGTATTATTACCTGTTGATTTTACTTCTACTTTATGAGTACCATTATCTAAGGTCATAAGAACAGTATTAGTACTAGGTGCGGTAGTATATTCAAACGCAGCAACTAAGGTATAAGAGCCACCTGCTTCCGGTGTAATACTGTATGTTCCGTTAGTAATTACCCAATCACCACCGGATGCTGAACCACTACCGGCAGCAGTCCAACTATCATTAAATGTGCCTGTTAAGGAAGTAGGGTCTGAACCCGTCATCCTACTATTCCAATACTGTGTTTTTGTCGCTATACCCATATCAACCACCTCTTGCATTCTTTAAGTGATTAACTAATCTTTTTGTTCCACCTAAAGGATGTGAATCTAACCTAAAACTATCTGTACCCTCTGCCGTCAACTCAGTTAGATTAGCGCCTCTACTACCAGTAACACCTCTTGGTTGTTCGTCATAACTTTGTCTTTCATCATACGAACCCACAAAGAAAGATGTGAATTGGTTTTTTTGTTCTAATGTTTTTCTACCCCACCATAAAGAATTACCTATAACGTCATACAAATCTCTATCAGTTCTTTTATTAGAGTTATATTTACCCTTAAAGTTTCTACGCATATTTACAACTTGGTCCACAGTCATAAAGGCGGCATCAGTTAAGGCATCTTCCATAGCCTTTTCCATAGCCTCTGTTACTTCTTTATTGATAGTAGTAAATATTTTTTTGTATGCCGACCTATCAAAATAAGCCTCAAACCCAATATCACTTCGTCTATTTTTGGTTATGTTTAATGCATTTCTTTGTGTTTGTATATTACGTGGTCCTTGATACCCATCAAAGTTTCTCACTTTTTCGTTTAAAACACTTTGTTGCTCATCTAATTTACCTACAACATTCGCTCTAAACTTAGTTACTGCGTCTATTTTAGGAAAACCTGCGTGAGTATAAGGTACTTTTGTAAATCCCTTCATGTTCTCACCTAATCTACACTACCCAAGTGGGCTAGTCTAGTTAGGTTAAATGTACCTCTTTCTCTCAACACTCCACCTCTCATAGAGTTTTCTTGAAATGTACCCTCATCTTCCATATAGTAGGCTGCTGCAATATCGGCACATATTTCTCTAAGAACGTGAGCAAACTCTCCCGCTTGAACAGTAACGCCTGTGGCGTGGTCTGCACTAATTCCCTCAACACCTGTTAGTATGTTAGAATCATCAGAGTCTTTACCTGTCCAAGAAAAAGAGTCGCCATCTACGTTTCCATTACCTGTTGTAGTAAAAGAAGCAGAACTAGTTAAAGTAATACTAGTAGCGCCCGCACTTATCGCACCGTTAAGTGTAGTATCTGCTATGGATTTGCTAGGTACATTTCTACCGTAGTCTCTAAAAACTTGGTCTATATCTATTGTAGCCCTGCGTATAGCAAGCGTTAACTTAGATGCTGCTTGTGTGCGTTGGGCTGAGTTTAGCCCAAGCCTCATACCAACATCACTTGAAGTACAATAATAGACCATTACTTAACACCGTTCCTGTTATTAACACAAAAAGCATACGCTTCTGCATTTTGTTATACGCTTTTAGTGTCTTTTCAAGGTTTGCTAATCTTTTTGTAACGTCTCTACACCATATATGCCATTCTTCTTGATTCATAATATCACATCTGCGTTGATAAACCCATAGCCCCTGCCACTATTGCTATTAATGCCAATGTAATTTTTTGTGTGTTTGACATATAGGATGCAATAAGACCATTAGTAACCTCTAATTCAGTAGCCACCTGTGCAAGACCTGTTTTCATATCCATGTTAGACTGAACTAGTTGTTCAATAAGTCTTTCATGTCTTTTTCCAGTTTCTTCTAAATTATCTAATCTTATACTAATAACGCTATCTTCATTCATCCATACTCGCCTTCAATCGAGCAATTAGGTCTGATTTCTTACCGCTAACAGCAAGTCCCTTCTCTTTTAGCATAGCCTTCAATTCAGCAACATTACGGGACTCAAGAGTTTCATCTAGAGTTTTTAATTCTGCTTTTGCCTCTACAAGTTTTTCTTTTACCTCATCTACGTTATCAATAATCTCATCAAGAGTTATTTTACCGTCAGCATTTAGTACTAAGAACTTTTTGTAAAGCCATACTCCTATTCCCGCTAATCCTACTAACGCTAGTAAGATTATCTCTATATCACCAAGCAAAGATGATGATTCTAGGGGTATGCAGTCTATTGTTTCATTCAATGCATTTAAGCAAGTCTCGGCTGTTGTATTGTTAGTCATTTTATTCACGCTCATATATTATTTGTTTTACGGCTGAGAAAGGAATGACACTAAACGGTCTAGTCGCACCTACTCGATACAACTTGAACCCATGAAGTGTTTCTTCAATGTTTACATTGGTGTATGATTTTTCGGGAGGACTATAAACAATCTTCCCCTTCCTCACGGCAGCCATAATACAACCAATACATAAAACCTACTTAAAAGGTTACTCTCCTAGAATACCACTTTCTAGTAACATATCTATAATTTCTTTGTAGTATTTATAATCACTTATCGTACAAATAGGTTCTATATGTGTATCACCGATACTATAATTCGCAAAGGCTTTAGGACTTACAAACACATCATAAGTTTTTACGTAATTACCCACACTATCATTTACTTGTACTACAAGAGTAACGGGTGCTTCTTTTTCTATAACTTCACCAGTAACATTGTTACAAGTAACAACACCGTCTCTTTCCAAAGACTCTAAACTAAACGAAGGACCTACCATACCAAGAATTATTATTAAGGAAATAATATATGCTACGCTAGTGCTTTCGCTCATGATACTAACTACTATTGGCGTTAGTTAAATTATCTCCAACGTGGTCCTTCAAACCACCCAACAAGGCTAGTTCTTGAACCTTTTGTTATCGGACTTACGCCATGTTCTAGGTAAGAATAGAAAACAATTATCGAGCCTTGTTTTATTAGTGCTTCGGGGTCAGGATTTTGTGTATGTGAGAAAGTTAATATACCACCTTCATATTCGCTAGGGTCAGTTAGTTGTACGACAATACTAAGTTTTCTATGAAATCCATCTTGTCTATTATAGTTGACATCGTGATGCATATCGTATTTGTGTCCGACATCAGCATATTCTGTAAACTGTAACGGTGGCAAATAGGTTATTGTAGTTTGAAAATATTGGTTTGCATCTAAAGCAATTTTCTTAAAAACATCATGCATTTCTTGATAGACACCTTCGTTTTGTAGCCATCGGATTTGTGTTTTTCTATGGCTGTCATCTTTGTTAAAAGTAGATGCCTCTTGTGGTTCTACTAACTTACCTGCTTCTATCCATCTTTCACAGGTTTCTTTGTCTAGTATTTCTTCGTATAGTAACCAGTTTGGGTACTGCATATACAAATCAGCCTGTATTGCTTATTTAAGGTGTACCTAATCAAAATTAAGCATAATTGTCAATTCAGGTGCGGCTGTTGAGCCGTAAGCATTAGTAGCCGTACAATTTACTTTCATTATTAATACCATACCACTTTCTGGATATACTACGCTGCCTTTACTACCCGCAAACTGCCAATACACCTTTTCACCTGCACCGTCTGTACCTGTTGCATCTTGGCTTGTTGATGCCGTACCTATAACTGAATAAGTACCATTAGCATCTGAGTTTGAATCAATTGATACGTCCCATAAAAATGACGTTGCACCTGTGGCTCTACAATACCCTTTGAATATAAATGTCTCAGTAACAGCATTATTATTGTACGCACTTGCCATCTGATTTATTTGGAAAAAATCGGCATAAGCCCTTGAACTAAAACCCGAACCATCATCTTCAAAGAAAGTAATTCCTGTTGAACAATCAACCACAACTGCATCATCGTAATTACCGCTAGAAGATGTTGCTATACTTACATCAGTAGGGGCTACTCCGGTTTGACCCGCTTGTGCTACCGAACCTACCGTTCCTATAAAACTCATACTATCAACCTACTTGTACCCAATTTGTAGAAGATACGCAAATGTATGATGTTGCTTCATTATCTCCTACTGCTGCATTAGTAGCCCAATTGCTTACGATAGAGTTGCTTGTACCAAGACCTACTGTTGCACTAGAACCAGTATTGTTGAATATAGTAAATTGTGTACCTACTGTTGCGCTTGCGGGTAATGTTAGTGTACCTGCTGTCCAATAAACATATGAACCGGATTGTGCTTCTGTTAATGTTGTATTACTTGATACTGCTACAACTTGTGCTTTAGATGCAATACCACCAGTATAATCTCCGGTTATCCATGTAGGCGAACCATCACCGGATGCAATAACTAATTGGTCGCTATTTGTTGCAGAAGGCGCATCAGCACCGCCGATAATAACATTGTTTGAACCTGTTGTGATGTTATCTCCGGCTCGGTAGCCTATTGTGATATTCTTATTAGCAGTTGTTATTAAATCTCCCGCCTCATATCCTATACCTATGTTATAATCACCATCTGTTACATCATTTAATGCAGAACTACCAATAGCGATATTGACTCCACCTGTTGTAATGTTATATAAAGTTGAGCCGCCAATTGCTATGTTTGCACCAGCAGTAGTCATTTGCCAGCCGTAAAGAGCACTTCTGCCTAATGCTATGTTATTGTTGGAACTGGAAGTTGTGTTGCTATTTCCGTGACCGGCAGCCTGTCCTATGTATGTATTACTCCCTCCGGGTGCATATCGCCCTGCTTGCCCCCCAACAATTGTTGAATAAGCCCCTACTGCTGTGGAATAACCGGCCTGTGCGCCAACAATAGTAATCCATGCTTGGTTTCCAGTTGTTGTTCCCCTCAAACCGGCATTATGCCCAACAAATGTATTCATTTGAGAATCAACAGTTTCATTTGTAAAGAACTTACCCGCACTGGTTCCGATATATACATTTTGACTACCGATTGCATCCTTACCTGCGCTATGCCCTATCGCTACTGTATTACTTGTGGTTGTTGGATTAACTACTGCATCTTTTCCAATAAATACATTATCGTGTTTATTTCCTGTTATTGCCGAACCAGCACCATACCCAATCATTACACTTTCCCTACCAGTCGTTATAGCATCTCCGGCAGTATTACCAATAACGATATTCTTTGTTCCGCTTGTTAATGTGGAAAATACATCTTTACCAAGACCGATATTATCGCTTGCGCCACTTAGTGTTCCTGTTGTCGGGGCTGAACCATTACTGTCTGTTTGAAGTAAGAATCCGTCTGTGAAATTAGTAGCATCAACCATTACATCATCTAAGCCACCAATAGCACCTGTGCCGCCACTTGGCCCAGTAGGACCATCGGGTCCCGTTGGCCCAGTAGGTCCCGTAGGGCCTGTCGGTCCTGTATCGCCTTGAGGTATCGAGAAAGCAAACACCTTAGCCGTGTCCGGCCCACTTGCTGTTACACCTATTGGTCCAGTAGAAGCGGTTGGAGTTCCAAAGCCCGCA